GTAATCTGACACAGAAATAACTGGTTCTTTGATAATCTTTACAGAGTCTCCGAAAGAGGATATTTCACCGGCATAGTCGGTGTTTGTAATAGCTTCAATTACCGAGGCTTTTCTAAAGAAGTTTAAAACCTTTTTAGAGTAAACCGAAGGTAAGAAGAAACTATTAGTTTGTCCACTTACGGAGTTTGCAAAGTTAGCATCGGTATCTGTTGAGGGTTCAAAAAATTGAGCCATGATACTTTCTCCTTTAAGTTAATATAGTTTAATCTGATATAAGCCCGTTCTGCATAGCATCCGATATTTCACTTTCGTACTTATCAAATTCTTGTACAGACATTGCTTCTATCTCCTTTAAAGACCAGATTTTCTGTTGGTTTGGTTCTATACTTTGTGTTTTAGTAGAGACCATATCTGCAGCAGATTTTCTAGTCGGTTTTTTAGAAGATGACTTTGTCTTTGTAGGAACATCCATACCAATATCACGTTTAAATAAATCTAAAGCACGAGAAGCTAAGTCGGCATCGTCAGAGTTTGAGTATATCCAATCTTGAATAGACTTTGGCTGCTCTTTTGCCCAATCATGGAAATCATCGCTGTTTCTAATATCTTCAAAATCAGGATGTTTGTCCACTAACCTTTTTTCTGCATCAGCTTGTATTAACTCTTGTTCACGTTCTTGGAGTTTACTAAGGCGTTCTTCTAGAACTTTTGCTTTAGACTCCGATTGCATATGTGCAACAGTTTCTACAACCTCATAAACATCAGGATATTGTTCTTTAAATTGTTCAAGTTCTTCTTCAGATTTGGGAGCTGTATATTCAGTTCTATTTTTAGTAGCTTCTTCTATAAGCTCTTGTTCCCTAGATTTAAACTCATTCAATTTAGAATCATAATGTTTTTTTAAATCATCATAACGTTTTTTATAGTTTGGTCTCTTATAAGGAGTATCCTTTGTAGATTCCAATTCCTCTGTATTTACACTTCCTTCTTCACCGACTTCCATTACGTCATCGCTGTTAAAAAGTTTATTCTGAGGTTCTTCAAAAAACATACTATTTGATGATACAAAAGGTTTATCTTCTTTTCCGTGCCAATCTTTTTTTTGGTTATAAGGATTTGGCGTTTCCTTTTTTTGGACTTCATTAGTCATTTTCTTTTCTCCTAATCAGGGCTTCGTTTAACAAGGTAGCTGCAATGTGCACTAGCAGGGCTTGTCTTGTAAAGGTCGCCTTTCGGTTTTTTGTTTGATAGAGTGCCTACGCTAATAGGGTAGCTCTATCCCTATCTAGCTACGAACATATCTTGATTGTGTAGATGGGTCCATCATACGTTTTTTAATCTCATCGCCTACTAAGTCTTCATCTTCAGGAACAAAGCCCCTGTCAAGTATTACTGTTTGACGTTGAGTATTCGCATCAACTTCTTCTTCTCCACTATCAAGCATTCCACCCATAGCTACTTGTTGTCTTTCTTCTGCTTGAGCTTCAGCTTCTTTCATCATTGACATTAAGTTGTCACTTCCGATTTCTTCTACAGCTTTTGCAGTAAAGACAAATTCCCCATCCGATAACCTAGCAGGTATCGAATCGGATACTCCTGAACCCGGACCTTCAACAGGACCAGACCCAGCAAATTCTTGAGCTACATCTACTACTTTATCAAATAGCATTGATAGCTCCATATCTTGTTCTAGTTTAGACATTAACATATCTTCTTCTTCATCTGTTAATGCTTCGTTAATTATAAATCCCATGTAATCGTCTTCCATTTGAGTATCTGGAAGTTGCTCTTCCATCATCATTCCACCCATTTCTTTCTTTACACGTGTGTTGGAATCTATAGCATCTTGTCTAGCTTGTTCATATTCATTAAGTGTACCATCTTTATCTAAATCTCCTACTGGTCCACCTGCATCATAATTTATTTTACCACCATCATATTTCTTTTCTTTGTTTATAAAAGAATCAGAAACTGTGTAGTTTAATCCACTATCTTTAAATTGTGTATTTATCATATTTAACAAATCAGTATCTGAACGGTCATCTCCCATTTCCCTTCTAACTTGTTTTAAATCATTTAAAAGTCTTTCTCCTTTTCCAAAATCTCCTAAAGCTTGTTTAGTTCTTTTAAATAATCCTGAACTTCCAGCATTATAATAATCATCACCTAACTCTTTTAAATATTTTATGTCTTGATTAATAAATGAATTATATCTTTTTTCAGCAGTAACATCAACATACTCTCCTTCATTGTACATTATTCTACTACCACGATACATTCTAGATTCATCTTCTAAAAGACTTTTAGGTTTTTTTGGTAAACGTTCAATAGACATAGGCTTTTGCTTTTTAACTTTCTTTGGCATTTTAGCAATTTTTATTTTTTTAGGTGGTTTAGGGTCAGGTTCTCTATGGTCTTTAACTCTACGACCTCTATAGCCTCCACTAGCACCACCTCTTTGTTGACTTTTTGTTTTTGCTTTGTTTTTTAATTTTCTAAAAATTCCCATTAGATGTCCTCTTCTTTCCTTAATAATGCTTCTTTAACTTGCAAGTCCAGTTGCTCCAACCGAACCAGAAAATTCACTTTCCCCTGCAACCGGTACATTTCCTGTTCCGATGTTGCCACCACCAGTCCCTGTAACTCCAAGGTCTTGAGGTTGTTCAGGTGCTCCTTGAAGGCTTCCCATTGGGGGCTGTTGACCAGAGGGTTGAGCTTCTTCGCCATTTGTTTGTCCAGCATTTTGCATTCCTATTATTTGTGCCATGATAGCTGCTTCTTCAGGGTCATTGAGTATTTCATCAGGGTCTAAATCTAAGCTATAAGCAAGTTCACTAACCAATTTAGAAATTTTAACAAACGGAGCAATAGCAGGACTTTGTGCAGTTTGCAAGAATGTAGTCAGTCTTTGACTTCTTACTTCTTTCTGCATCAAGCTATTTGTTCCAGTAGCTCTAACTTCTAAATCACCTTTAACATCCAAATCATCTTCTAAGAATTGCATGTTCCATTGGAAATAAGCTTCTCCTAATGGTTTTAATAAAAAGTCATCAAGGTTCTTAACGACTGTTTTAATATTTAAACTAGCTGCTCCAAGCAACATAGACATACCAGAAGCAGTCCTTGTCATACTTTGAACACCTGTCTGTCCGTGTGAGTAACTAGGTATTCCTGTTTGCTCATCTGCAAGTTGTCTAAACTTGTCGAACATCATTAAATTTTCTTGTGCTGTATTAGGAAACTTTAATCCATGTATTGCTTGTCCCGGCATTCCAGCTTGTCTACGGAATATTTTTCCGGGATATATTTCCATTGATTGTCCACCAACTAAAGCAGACTCATCTACATCAAATACTAAAGAACCAGCCATTGCTAAATTATCAATAGCCATTCTTGCATGACCATTCATAATCTGTTGACTGTCATCCATATTTTCTGCTATACCAATACCAAAAAAGTTATATGGATTTCTTTCATAAGGGAAAGAATGATAAGGTATTCTGTAAGGTGTAAATGGATTAACAACTGCTCTTAATAGATAGTGTCCACATGTCCATACATTTACTTGTACTTCATCTAAGTCATCAATTTCATCTGCAAGTTCTATACCAACTTCACGTGCATATTCTGCATCCATGATTCCCCAGTATTCAAGAACTTCAAAGTTAGAACTATATTCTTCATCAGCTCTAACGTCATCTTTTAATTGACTTTCAAAATCTTTTTCTACGTAGTTTGCACCCATCTGGATAGCATTACGTATTGCATCTTCATCAAAGTAAGGCATGTTACGTAGCTGCCTTAATTGACTTCTGTTCATTTTATGCCTATGGATAACGTATTCACATTCTTCCATATTAGTAGCATTAGGGTCAGGGTAAAAATCCCAACAACTAACAAACTCAATTCTTGGTACTCTGACTTCTAGTGGGTTGTAATTTCTACTTCCGTCTTCGTCTGTGTCCCACTTGTGCAGTTTTTTATTAAAGTTAAATGGTCCTTTTACAATCCCTGTACCTAGTAAAGAAGATTCTAAAAGAGCATTTCTAATTTCAGAAGAACCATTTGATTCTTCAATTTGGTCATGGATTAATTTTTCCATTCTCCTTGCAGCTCTTTGTGCAGGAGATACTTCAATAGCTTGTGGGTCAGGACTAACTCCATCAGTTAGTATTCCAGCTTCTTCAGCTTTATCTTCTAAGCTATCTTCAAAAATTCCATTGTAAAACGAAGCTCCCGGTTTTAAAGTTTTACCATCTCCTTCATAACCAACATCGTAAGGACTTTGATAATCTACAGAGTTTCCATTTACTTCTTCAGGTTCAGATGTTTCTAAACTTGGAGTAGGATTATTAATATCTAAATGAGCAAAATCGGTTTCGCCTTCTGGTATTTTGGTTTCTTGAACACCAATAGGAAATTTACCAGTTCCGAATATAACATCTACTAATTGACCAAATGCTGCTAGTACTTTTGTTTTGGTAATCTTTACAAAGATACGAGACTTTTCTGATTCTCTAAACTTTATAGATTTACTATACAAGCCTCTATAATTTTCATAAGCTTGTAACCATCGTCTTTCATCAGTCTGCCTAGCATCTTCAGCTTGGGCATACCGACCTTTAATAATACCAATTAGATTTCTTTGCTGGTCTTCTTCTAAACTAAGTTTAACTCCAGACTCGCCTTCTACTTCTTCATAAATAGAATCAGCATTCAGAAATGTATTATCTTTTTCTACCATACTTTAATATCCAAATGTAGAATCAGAAGGTCTATACAATTCTCTCTTCAATCCTCTGATTCTTTCTAATGGGCTTTCCATTCTTGGTCTACTCATTATCATATAACGTAACGCATCGTATGCGTGGTCCGAAGCATGTGTATCCACATCTTCAGGATTCGTTTTAGAAAGAGGGATAGATTGTAACTCTCTTATTAAGTTCGGACATGTATTAAATATCTGTAACTTAGGTCTACCGTTCTCTCTAACCTTTAAATACTCGTGTATTTGTATTTTACCTTGTATTCTATTTTTATCAGCTCGTCTTAATTTATGACCAGCCTTTATCAAAGCTTCTCCTACAGTTGGACCAGTCGTACCTGTTCTTGCCCATGCTGCAGTATCCAATACACCATTCACAGAAAATGGGTCTTCCATTTCCATATCTGTTATTATACTACCTAATTCCTCACCTGTCAAGCCTTTTTTGTATAATTCTCTATAAATTATTAAAGTTCCGTCATTTATATCCAATATTCCCCATAAACAACAGCTTTCTGCAGCATATCCATAGTCAACTGCTTTTATTCTTTCCCAGTTAATTGGTAGTTCAAATGGTGTAATAACGTGTGCATTAGGGTCAAATTCTACAAATGCAGCTCCTTCAGCTACATCCCAGTTACCTTCAAGTAGTTGTCTACGCTGTATAGGTGGTAATGATTTAAGCATTTGCTCATACACACCATCTTCAGATAAGTAAGGGTTGTCTGCTAATTTAGCTGGTATAAACTTTCTACTAAGACCGTCTTTACCTTCAAAGCTTGTGTAATGTTCTGCAGGTTCTATATATCTTTTCTTTACCCATTGTGAACCAACACCACCGGGGTTAGCAGTACATCGTAAGTATGTTTGTATTTCAGGGTCTGTTGTTCTTAAACGTGAAGCAAGATAGTTCCAACTAAACTCTGTAGGTAAATGTGTTATCTCATCAAAGCCTATCCAGCTATATGCTTGTCCTTGGTATCTATAAACATCAGCATCTCTTTCAAGGAATCCAAACTCTACTTTTGCACCGGATGGAAAGTTCCATAGTTTTTCTACTTCTCTAAACTTAGCACCGGGAAAAGCTTGTGGATATAACTCACGAGACTTATCAATCATCTCACGAAGTTCTGGCATAGACCTTCTAAGTATTAAAGCACGATGAGCTTTCTTGTGTGCATAACGTAAAGGGTCTACTAACATAGCATATGATTTACCACCACCTGCAGCTCCACCATACAATACATCTTTCTCACCAGCAGCAAGGAAGTCTGTTTGTGGACCTTCGTTAGCGTGAAATAATACGTTATGATTGTCTAACTGTTCTTTAACAGCTTGAGGAAGAGTGTCTAAGTCTTCAGGACTAACTACTCCTTCTTTAGTATTATCTAATTTTTGAAGAGTATCTTTTTGTTTTTTAAAAGATTTCTTAGCATTCTGTAGCTTCTCTTCAAGTTTCTGAATGTTTTTTTGTTTACGAGTAATTGTTTTACGGGCTACAGCTTCTGCATCCTTTTTAGGTCTACCACCTTTCTTACGTGGTGTACCATCTTTATTCTTTACAAAATTGCCTTCGCTATCTTGTACGTAAAGATGAGGATTAACTTCCCAGTCTTTCGCTTCGTAATCCATATTTTTTATCTACGTGTTTCTTTAATCCGGGACTAGAAATTCTTCTACCTGTTTTATATTCTAACCAATCACATGCAGCTTGTAATGATACTTCTTCGTTCACTACCATATTCTCAGCTACTTGTAGTGCATCTAGTTCTTCTTCTACAGGTTTTAAATAAGTACTTGATTCATCTACTAACTCGTAACCAAATGGTATTGTTGATGAGGTACGTCTAATATATTCATTTGTCATGCTGTTCTCTACGTCTAAGTTCATTTTGAATTTTTTGTTTTAACTTAGGTTTTAAATGTTGAGACTCTAATTCCTTTAATAAATCGTCTTTACTTGTATTCTTAATATAGTAATGCTCTACTGTATTTACTCCAGTTTTCCTGTCGTGCTTTTTAACTGAAGGTTTAAATTTAATTGGCATTTACTTTTTTTGTGTTGTATTCTTCTTCTTTGTCTTTGTTGATTTTGTAGTTGTTTTTTGAACCTTTGCTTCATTATTAATAAACTTCCTTACAATTTTATTAATTCTAGTTTGTTTCATAAATTTGTGAAAATGCTGGACCTTCTGAGAACACCACGTTTTACACACTTTAAGTTTCTCAGAAAGCCTCTTACGCACACTTAGAAACCAATCAGCCACTAAGTTAATCTTTTGTTTTCTCATTTTTATCTCCCGATTTTTTACCAAAAATCTTATCGAAATTATCTCTATACTGTTGAGTATACACTCCGGGTCTAGGATTTGCTCCTTTACCACCATCGCTTTTACCATAAATACTTTGTCTAAAAGTAAAAGGTTTATCGTCTGTGCCTATTTGTTTACTCATCTGTATAATAATTATGTTGTCGTCTTGCAAGTTTTTGTTCCCAATCTTCTATAGCTTTAGAAATACTATCTTCTGCTAACACACTACAATGTAGTTTGATTGGTGGTAACTCTAAAGCTTCTGCAATATCTTTATCTTTGATAAGCTTTGCTTCTTCTATAGTTTTACCTTTTAACATATCCACGAATAGAGTTGAGGATGCAATAGCACTTCCACAACCGTAGGTTTTAAACTTAACATCTTCTATAACGTCTTCGTTTAGTTTAAGTTGTAACTTCATAACATCTCCACATGCAGGTGCTCCTGTCATGCCTGTAGCAACGTTAGGGTCTTTAGGGTCAAACCTTCCAACAGCATGTGCTTCTGGATTGTTTAAAACACTTTCAAACCTATCTACTACTTTTTGAGAGTATGCCATCTACCACTTCACCTTGTCAGCCCAATAAGCTGCTGACATTTTACCTCGTTTAATGTTCTTCGCATGACGAGCTTTAAAAGATTTGCGTTTTGCTTTCATACGAGCAGATTCACCTGACTTAGGTTTACCTGCAGTCTTAGCTCCTTTCTGACCAAACCTAATGGTTTTAACTTTATCTCCCTCTTTAGCTACGACAATGTGCGATTTAGTTTTGTGATTCGGAGTACGCTTGGGTTTGTTATAACCACTAACTCCTGCTCGTTCTAATCTTGAATCTTTTTTCTTTGCCATTATCTTTTCTTTCCTTTGTGTAAACCATGTTTAGCATGTTGTTTACCTTTTTTAGTAGCTGCTCTTTTCTTTTTATTAGCTGCTGCAAGTTTTTTACGACCTGCTGCAGTAGACTTTAACTTCTTTATAGTCTTTGCAGGTGCATAAACTTCTCCAGTTTCTGAAGATTTCTTACCACTTGCAGTTGTCCATTTCTGTTTAGTCCACTTCTTTAAAGACTTTTGAGATTTTTTAAGTGCCATTACTTGTAACCTCCACCGGCAGCCTTGTACTGTTTAGCTAACATCTGAGCTTTACGAGCACTCCATTGTCCGGACTTACCACCTTTACTACCAGCTTTTATCTTATTAAAAAGTCTTTTACGCATAGTAGGCTTAGTATAGTTACCTGCTTTATTTACGGTTGACTTCTTTTTAGTTGTTGTTTTCTTTGGCATATTAGTGTATAGTCTCCTCAAAAGAAAGCTCAGTATAGTGAGAATTACCAGAGTTATCAACTACTATTGTATCTAACTCACCAACTAGCTCTAATCCATTCTGTTCTGCAGCTATGGCTGCTGTATCCATGTTTTCAGCAATAATGTTAGGACCGGCATATGTTTTACCATGCATAGTTAATTCAGTTAAAAATACTTTCATGTTATTTATTCTTCAACTATATCTTCGTACACACCATCAGAAGTCTCTTTTAACTCTACAGTATGTTTCTCTGGTAATATAAATATACCTCCACTAACATTATGGTCTACTTGCACCTTATCTGTCTTAACCACACCGGCTCTATCCAGTATAGTTTGTGCAGCTTGTAACTTATAGTTAGCTTGAGGCACAGGTCTATCTGAATTGAGGACTTCAATTAACTTAAAAGCTGCAGTAGGGGCTTCCCTTGCAAGTACGTCTGAGGCTAAATCCACTACTTCATGTTTAAGTGATTTTAAGATTTGATAGTGATTTCCTTGGTATCCTGCAAGTTCGGCTGACTTTTTAAAATCGCCCCGTGTTTCCACGAGGTTATCTAGAAACGATTGCTGCTTCTCCGTTAAGTTTCTTTTCTTTTCCGGTAAGTAAGACATGCCTATTATTATATACGCCATTTACCAGTTTGTCAAGCTTTATATTGCTTTTTAAAATTAATTTCGATAGTACTTGACAAAAAGTGTTTTCATATGTATAATGAGTGTAACGATACCCCCCGTTACATACCAGTAGAATACCCAACAAAAACTACTTTACAAGCTTGTCAAAAAACATATACAGATTATCAAGATTGTAGAGTTTGTAGTGTTAAGCCGGGCAACTGGTTAACGTCTGAAACTGGGTAGAAATGTGTAACCACTATATATATACCCACCCACCCCCCGTGGCACACCTGCCCACCCCTATAAAGCCCGTAGCTACAGCGTTTAAACTGTACACACTTGCAAAGCGTAGCAAGATTTACGGGCTACTTATCAAGCTGTACAAAATTTATACAGTTGCAGAGCTGTACAAAATTTATACAGTTGTAAAACTTGCAAAGCTGGTTAATGCGTTTGGCAAGTTGTACAAAATTTATACAGTTTATATTCAAAACTTTACAACGTGCAAAGCTTCACAAAACCACCCCTAAAAATAAATTAAAGTTTTTTCATTTTGGGGGTTGTGTTTAAACTCAATCTGTGAAATAATTCTCTTATGTTTAACAATAATCAAAAGGAGAATATAAACATGAATAATATTAAATATAGAGAAGAGTGGCTTAACAAAGTAGCCGAAGAGTTGGACAAGGTGGCGTTTAAACCTAACGGGCATAAATTACCACCAGTCAAAATATCTTGCAGTTGGGCATTAGGAAACAGAGCAAAGAATAAAAAGACTTTAGGGCAATGTTTCCCGACAAGTTGGAGTGATGGCAAAGTGAATGAGATTATACTTGTTCCTACTGTTCAAGATAGTTTTGAAATTGCCGACACTTTAGCCCATGAGTTGGCTCATGCTGTTGATGATTGCAAAAGTGGACACGGAAAAGGGTTCAAGGATATTTGTCTAGCTGTTGGATTAGATGGCAATACTCAGATGAGATATGCCGAAGCAGGGGAAAAGTTAGGAGAACAAATAAAAGCAATCATTAAAAAGGTTGGAGAATATCCCCACGATAAAATGACGATAACCGACAGAAAGAAACAGAGTACAAGAAATTTAAAAGTTGAATGTTCATACTGTGGGTTTGGTTGGAGAGCATCTAAAACCATGATTGAAAGAATGAATAACTGGACTTGCAACGATTGTGGAAGTGATACGCTAGAGATTGTTTAAACTCTCTCTAAAAATTAGCCCCTTAATTGGGGCTTTTTTTTGTCTGTAATTTCTCACACTTGCAAAGCGTTTAAACTTTGCCCTTTAATCATTCAAGCTAATTAGAGCCGTTTTAAGGGCTTGTTTGTCTATCTGATGTTATGCCCTTAACTACTTGCTAAACGTTCAATAGAGAGCATTTAAAACGTTGTATGTTTATACAGTAATTTAGTTAAATAAACTTATAAAAACTATTGCATTTTATTTCTAAAAATGTTAGTTAAAAAAATCACTAGCACAAATTGACAGAGAACACAAGCAATTTAATTAAAATAAATTTAAAATAATTTGATTAAAATACTTGCAATGTGATTAATAATTTTATAAGGTGTTCATATTGTTTAATTAAATACAAATATAAAAGGAGGTTTAAACAATGCGAGTACAAAATATGACAAGTGCGAGAGGTAATAAAGTGGCGAATCAATTTATTATAAATGATGAGGGGGCTGAATATTTCCAAAGTTATAGAAGTATCATAGCTAAGAAATCACAAGGTAAAATATATCTTGATGAATATTACTGGGATTATTCAACGACTACAGGAAAATACAGGAATCAATTTCTAAATGAGGGCATAGCCGACACAAGGAAAAAGATTCAGAGTGGCGAATATATATTAACAGACTTAAATAACTAGAGGAGGTTTAAACAGTATGAATAAATTAAAAAAAGAGTGGGCAATTTTTCAACAGGATTTTAAAAGACAGGCAGAAGACAGCTTGATATTTAGAATAAATTGGTATATATTAAAACCAATAGCAATAGTATTAGTTATTATTGCGATAACAATTATATAAACTAAAGGAGGTTTAAACGTTATGATTAAAATATACAGAGATACTTTCACACCAAAGAAAAAGTTTAGGCATATCAATATCTTAGGCTTTAAATTTAGAGTGAAGACTTACGCAAGAGATTCAATTACTAAGTATAATATTTATACAGATAGGCAAGGCTTGGGGTTGAACTTTAGAAGAATGAATGTTAAGATATATAGAAGTTAAAAACTTAAGGAGGTTTAAACACTATGAGTAGAGAAAACGCAGAGGGGTACGACATACCAGAGACAACAGCAGAAGCTTTTGAAGTGGTGGTGGATGTATGCAACAGAGAAATAGAATGGGCTTATGAAGATACAGAAGACATTTCAGAAGCTTTGAAAATTTTACATAACTTTATATATAAGGAGGTTTAAACGTTATGGACAAAGAAATTATATCGCAAATTTACTTTGATGCTGTTGATTTAAAAAGAACTTTAGAAGTTAATAACTTAACTCATTATAAAAGAGTTCATGGAGGAACAGACAACGAGGATACTACAGGAGATTTAATCGAAAATATTTTATATCATATAGATAATATGTATAACAACTTAGAGGAGGTTTAAACATTATGAACGTAGATAGCGACAAACCAAGATACATTGAGTGTATCTATCAAGCACCAATTACTTTTGATTTAGAAGAATTAGAGGTTGACTTTGATAAGGTAGAAGATTACTATATCAAATATGGAACGCTACATATTACCTATAAAGATGGTAGTACAGCAGAACATGATGGAGATATTGGCGACCCAGATTATAAATGGGCAGAAGAAGAAAGTATATTAACAGAAGATTGGTATTTAGTGGAGGGACTTAATGGATAATGACTTAATTAAAACGGAGCAAATGTATCAGATAAGAGAACGTTTAAACAGATTGTGGCAGATACCAGACAGACCAGATTTGTTTGATGATTGTTGCGAGTTCATGTATGATAGGCAGGGGCAAGATGTTGATGCGACTTTACTTATAAAGTTTTTATCTCATCATGCTACGAATGGTATGTCATCACAAGAGTTAGATGATATGGCTAATGACTATCAACAGGATATGTTTAAACAAGATGAAGATTATTGTGAGCATTGTGGAGATACACTTGACAAATGCACAGGATATAAATGTTGGATAAAATAAAGGAGGTACTATGATTACACTTAAAAGAATAAAAGATATTGCAGACGATATTATTGCAGATACAGAATGGGTAAATGATACTCATACTGAAGCTGAACATAATGGAATTGTAGATGGTTTGAATAGGTTAATTGAACATTTAGAAGAAACTGAGGAGACAACATGAATATATTTTATTTTTATGACAGCCCTATACAATCGGCAGAAGCACAACCAGATAAGATGCTAGTGAAGATGCCCTTAGAAACTGCACAAATGCTCTGTACTGCACACAGAGAGTTAGATGGGGATGAGTATGCAGATAGTGTAGGACTTTACAAACGAGCATACTGGAATCATCCGTGTACGATATGGGCTAGGGAGTGTAATGAAAATTACTCATGGTTATATGCTCATTTTCTAGCACTAGGAATGGAGTATACTTACAGATATGGTAAGGAACATGCAAGTATTACTAAGTTGGCTAAACCTTTAATGCAATTTCCTAAAAATATAAAGAGTGGTAAGATGACAACAGTTGCACAAGCTATGCCAGATGAGTACAAAAATGATGACCCTATCAAGGCTTACAGAGATTACTGTACCCATGAAAAACACTATGCTAAGTGGGAGAAAGGTAGAGCCAAACCAGACTGGTGGACTAAGGAGGTAGCATGATTATAGATATAAGAGAAAAGAACGTAATGTATATTACGACAACAACAGGTAAAACAATATACATAGATGACTCAACAGATGAATTAATAATAGATACTTGGGATATGGATGGACAACCTATCGAACCTATGATAATGTTCACCCCAGATTTTGAGATAGATGATAAACCAACCCTAACATTAGTGAAAGATAACAAGGAGGAAGATGATGAGTGATACATTGAGAGTAGGAGATGCTGTCTCTTGGAGTGGTGGCTTCGGTATGGAAGCACACAGAGAAGCAACAGTCGTAGGTATACAGGTAAATTATTCTAACGGAAGTAAGGATGGTGTAGCTGTAGATGAAATAGACTGGTGGCATATACAAGAACGAAACCAAATCATTGATTTAGATAATGGTCATTGGGCTTGGGCATTTCAAATCAAACCAATAGAAGAGTATGTTTAAACAGACTCAATTAATTAACAAAGTGTTTGACTTACCCTTAAAAAAATGTTATAATCTTTTAAATTTTTTAAGGTATCAAACAAATAATTATAATAATTAATAAATTAAATAATTAAAATATTTTAAAAAGGATATAAATATGAGTGATGATACAAAAAGAATTATAAATATTGATGATGTTGTAGATGATTACTACAATAATGCACCAATTATAGATACAAACGAGTATAGTGATGATATGTTAGGAGAGGAGGACTATGATGACAGAACATAATGATAGGGTTAGTCAACAAAAGTTGCTAATTGAAGCAGAAGAGTGGGCAAAAGTTCCTAAAAGCATTCATGTTCACAGCTTAAAATCTATGTGGTATGACGATAGACCTTGGGATACTGAGGTTGGGAAGGTTGTGGACATAGAATATAATAATGGATTGGTTGTTAGAAAAAAATATGGCGAGACAATACATATTTTTGGAGAAGAAAAAACAGGACAAGAGTTAGTAGATTTGTATTGTAGAGGTGGAGCATGACACCACAATTTAATGGCAGAGATTTTATATATTTATTTTTTATGTTAGCGTGTTTCATTACTGCATTTAGTATTTGCGACACAACGTTTAAACATGATTGCTATGTTATAGATACAAGGTACGTAGCATGACACAGAATTTTAGTAAACAAGAATTAGAAAATTCTAAAAGAATATTTAAATCAGCAACACCTAAATATGATTTATCTTGGTATGTTAAATGGTCAGCATCAGCCATCATGTTATTAGCAATGTCGTTTAGAGGTGCACAAGTTTTACCACAGTTTGATTTAATGCTATCCTTTGTAGGATGTTTAGGTTGGTTGTGGGTAGGGGTTCTGTGGAAAGACAGAGCATTAATTATTTTAAATGCTGTAGCAGTAGTGATATTGTTTAGTGGTATTTTAAAACTATTCTTAGGAGGGTAGTATGAGAGAAGAAATTTTACAAGCGTTGAAGAATACATTTGAAAGTCATATAGGTTGGCACATTATGAATGTAAATATTATGTTAGATAAATCAGTAGGAGTGGCAGAGCATCCAGATACTTTACAAACGTTAGAGGATGAGCTACAAAAGATTTCTGAATACAATGACAAGCTTGAAGTTCTCAGCAAATATTTTTAAAATAATTGTAGACTTTGTAATTAAGATATGATATAATGCACATTATTATGAACAACAAAACAAAAACTTTAACAAGGGATGAGTATAGAAACTTTCAAAAGTTTATAGAAGACTTACCTACTCAAACAGGATATATGGTAGAGCATGTAAACGATTACTATAAAGTTTCTTTTCTTAAGGACATAGACTTTTGTTGGACAGAATTTTTTAATTACAATGATGGAGATGTTCGTGGCGTGTCATAAGGATAGCCCTCATAAAATTCCTTTTATACTTATGACAAGCGATTCAGTCGTGCAAGTTTCTGGTCTTGTGCCCTCAAAACCAGCTCCTTTTGAACCGTTTAAACGTGGTGCAAGAGCCACCGTAAAATCCTTTCCCCTTATCAATCAGGTTTGTGAAAGGTTGTGGATGAAGCAGGATAAGAACTACACCAAGTACTGCCACCCGTTTAAACAACTTCAAATTAATTTCAAAAAACTATTGAACTCAAAGCCAAAGTATGATATAATGGCTACACTTAATACAACCTATGGAGGACAAAACTATGTATGAGTATTTAGATGGAAAGAGTATGTATGCTAACGTGACTACACCTAACAGGAGATTTGAACCACACAAATATCAAATCGTTGTACTTACAGATGAGGATACTGCTAATAGACTGGAGGGTCTAGGTTTAAAACAAGTGAGAACCAGAGATGGTCAACTTAAGTATGATGAACCTGCATTCTCTTTTAGTAAACAAGCCAATAGAAAAGATGGCACACCTAATGATGCACCTAAGTTAGTTGATAGCGAAGGTAATTCTATAGATATGTCTGTTGGAAATGGCTCAACAGTAAGGGTTAAGATTAAACCTTATACTGGAACATATGGTACATTCGCAGAGCTTATGGCTGTGAAGGTATTAAACTTAGTTGAATATGCAGAGGAAGACTCTGACAACGAGGAATTTTAATATGATTATTAATATAAAAAATGATGATGGTGAAGTCCAATATGATGTTAATAAAATAGCAGATGAGGATAAGAAGCGTGGAGCAACTGTGACTATATCTAAGGTAGGTAGTTTAGAAACTATCATAGAAGCATTACAGTTTGCAAGTTCTACACATAGAAGTAATCTTGAGAATCTTTTAAAAGAAACTCCTGAAGCTATGGTAGAAGTAGAAGAACCTGTTGAAGAAGTGGAGACTGTAGAAGCAGAAACAACAGATAACGTTTAAACATAGTGAGGGCTAACATGGAAAAAACTTGGGATAAGTTACATCAACCTTGTCCACTTTGTAACAGTAGTGATGCTGTTGGAATCAACGAAGATGGTTCAGCAAAGTGCTTTAGTTGTGGTGAGTTTATGCCTGACTATAATAAAGCATGTGAGGGAAAAGATATGGAATTTAAAACAGAAACTAAACAACCTGACGTAGTAGATGAGGGAGTGTTTTCATCTTTAACAGATAGAAAAATCTCTCAACCTACTGCAACTAAGTATGGAGTAAAGGTAGTACATGACCATCAAGGTAATGTCATTAAACATTTTTATCCATACTACAACGGACATGAACTTGCAGGTACTAAGTGTAGGAATGTAAAGAGCAAAGACTTTTTTGTTTCCGGTACTTATAATGAAACAGGTTTGTTCGGACAACAACTCTTCAAGAGTGGTAAGTATGTTACTATAACGGAAGGGGAGTGTGATGCGATGGCAGCTTACGAATTGCTAGGAAGTAAGTGGGCTGTGGTATCCATCAAACGTGGTGCTCAAGGAGCTGTACGTGATGTAAAAGAAAGCCTAGAGTTCTTTGATGAATTTGAAAATGTAATCATTGCATTTGATAATGACAAAGCAGGAAAGGAAGCAGCAATAAAAGTAGCGAGGCTGTTTAAACCTAGTAAGGCTAAGATAGTTACACTCCCCAATGGGTACAAAGACCCTAACGATATGCTTAGAAACAACAAGCATAAAGAGTTTGTTGAATCGTGGTGGGCAGCTAAAGTCTATACACCATCCGGTGTCATCAATGTCTCAGAGCAACGAGAAAAATTTCACAATAGAGAAAAGAAACAAAGCGTTCCTTATCCTTACAAAGGATTGAATAAGAAACTCTATGGACTCAGACAAGGAGAACTTGTAACTCTTACAGGTGGAACAGGTCTCGGTAAGTCTAGTGTGACTAGAGAGCTAGAGCATTGGCTTATCAAAGAGACTGAAGACAACGTAGGTATCATAGCACTTGAAGAAGATTGGAGAAGAACCATTGATGGTATCTTATCTATTGAAGCTAATGCTAGACTATACATTGACCAAGAACGTGAGAAGTTTTCAGTAGAAGAACTTGACAAAATGTTTGACATACTGTATGATGGCGATAACAAGAATAGAGTATGGGTACATTCTCATTTTGGTACTAATGATATTGATGACATCTTTACTAAACTTAGGTTTATGATTATAGGATGTGATTGTAAGTGGATAGTCGTAGACCATCTACATATGTTAGTTAGTGCTGTGCATGAAGGCGATGAACGAAGAGCTATTGATTCTATTATGACTAGGCTTAGAAGTTTAGTAGAAGAAACAGGTGCAGGTATTATTTTAGTTTCCCACTTACGTAGAGTAGATGGTAACAAGGGACATGAGAATGGTATAGAAGTTTCTCTATCACACTTACGAGGTTCAAATAGTATTGGACAACTTAGTGATTGTGTGATAGCATTAGAAAGAAACCAACAATCGGATGACATGGATGAAGCTAGAACAACTAAGATGCGTGTATTAAAATCAAGATATACAGGAGATGTAGGTATGGCTTGTAGAGTAATATATGATAACGAAACTGGGAGGCTTACTGAACTAAGTGATGAAGACATAGAGTTTGATGACAGTTCAGATGAAGCATTTTAATTATGGATTTAGTATTTGATATAGAAACAGATGACTTACAAGCAACTAAAGTATGGTGTATTGTAGCTCAAAACCCTGAGACTGGAGAGTTATTTAAGTTTACTCCAGATGAATTACAACAGGGCTATGAGTTTCTAGCTACTGCTGATAAACTTATAGGTCATAACATCATAGGCTTTGATATACCAATGGTACATAAGTTTAGTGATGTAGATTTATCAGCCATCCCTGTTATAGATACATTAGTTCTTTCACGTTTGTTTAATCCTACACGAGAAGGTGGACACAGCCTAGAGAACTGGGGATACAAGTTAGGTTATAATAAAATAGACTTCAATGATTATCTTAATTACTCACAGGAAATGTTAGACTATTGTGTAAGAGATGTAGAATTAAATACACAAGTATTAAAAGAATTAAGAAAAGAGAGTAAAGGATTTTCTCAAGACTCAATTAAGATTGAGCAAGGTGTTGCTAAGATTATTAGACAACAAGAAACTAATGGATTCAGATTTGATATGCAACATGCTGAACTATTATTAGCTGAGTTAAGAGAGAAGAAACAATCAATAGAAGAAGAAGTACAGAAGACGTTTAAACCTAAGTGGGTAGATGATAAGTTAGTCACACCTTACATTAGAAAAGATGGTCAGTTATCTAAACGTGGATTAACTGATGAAGAATATACAAACTGTTTAAACACTTCCAACTTTAATCCATTCATGCGTAAGACTTTACAAGAGTTTAATCTTGGTAGTCGTAAACAGATAGGCGAATACTTAATTGACTTTGGTTGGAAGCCAGATAGATTTACACCAACAGGTCAGCCTATCGTAGATGAAAAAACTTTATCCAAGATAACTCATATCCATGAAGCTAAATTAATTGCAGACTTTCTTTTATTACAAAAGAGAATTGCACAAATTGATTCATGGTTTGAAGCAGTTAAAGATGATGGTAGGGTACATGGCTTTGTAATACCTAACGGTACTATAACAGGTCGCATGACTCATCGTAATCCTAACATGGCACAAGTTCCTAGTTCTCATAGTCCTTTTGGTAAAGAGTGTAGAGCTTGTTGGACTGTGGATGAAGGTAATGTTCTACTAGGAGTTGATGCTAGTGGATTAGAAATAAGAATGTTGGCACACTATATGGCTGACGAGGAGTTCATAAATGAAATCATTAACGGAGACATACACACCTCTAATCAAAAACTTGCACAGCTTGAATCTAGAGATAAGGCAAAGACATTCATCTATGCCCTCATGTACGGAGCAGGAGATGAAAAACTTGGAAGCGTGGTTGGTGGAAGTAAAACAGATGGTCGAAGAGCTAGACAACATTTCTTCGATAATAAGCCTTCATTTAAATCTCTTAGAGACAGAGTACAAAGAGCATCTACAAAAACTTATCTCAAAGGTATAGATGGTCGTAAGCTTTATGTTCGTAATCAACATTCAGCTTTGAATACTTTGTTACAAGGAGCAGGTTCTATAGTAATGAAGAAGGCATTGGTTGAGTTAGATTCTATATTACGTTTAAACTCAATCAGTTATAAGTTTGTTGCCAACATACATGATGAGTGGCAGATAGAAGTAAAAGAAAGTCAAGCAGATTTTGCAGGTTCTTTAGCTGTTGAAAGTATAATCAAGGCTGGAGAAAATTTTAATCTTCGTTGTCCGTTGGATGGCGAATACAAGATAGGAGGGAACTGGAGTGAAACACACTAGAGTATTAAGTAAAAGATTTGAAGATGGCGAATGGTGGTATATAAGACCTAATGGAAATCGAGAACGAGTAGAGTCTCATCTAAGAAAGAATGATAAACGAATGTTTGTTAATGGTAAGTATATACCACAGTCTCATCCATTATGGAAGTCAGGTAAGTATAAAACTTTTGACGATGCTGCATTTAGTTCTCTTCAAAACTATGAATCTTCTACAGAAGGAGAAGTATATATTATAACTAATAAAGCTTGGGAAGGATGGATAAAAATTGGTATGGCTGTAGATGCTGAAGACCGATGTAAAGGTTATCAAACTTCTAGTCCTTTACGAGATTTTAAATTAAAGTTTAAAAAATATTTTAATGATAGACGTTCTGCTGAATCACAAGCACATTTTTTATGTTCTAAAAAAGCACAAAAACGTAAAGGCGAGTGGTTTAGATTAGACACAAAAATAGCTGAAGATATTATAAATAACATGGAGATAATTTAAAATGAATAAATCAACAAAAACACTTGACACTTCTACACAAGAAGTATATAATACATTATCGGCTACTAAATTTAAGTCGGAGTCTGGTCATTGGTATACCAGAGATGGTGAACCTATGTATACAATCATAGGTGCTAATGGTAAAGAAAGAAATACTACACTTCGAGATGCAAAGAAGGAAGGCTTTGTCCCTTCGGTTACTACTATTCTAGGGATGGTAGCTAAACCATCATTAGAAAACTGGAAAATAAATCAAGCTCTTAACTCTGCACTTACGTTAGAAAAGAAAGACAACGAATCATTAGAAGAGTTTGCTTACAGATGTAAACAAGATTCTAAAGAGATAGGTCGTAAGGCTGCTGAACGAGGCACAGAGATTCATGCTAATATTGAGAAAGGATTCTTAGGATTAGGTACGTCTAGTACTTATGAGATAATCCAGTCGTGGTTAGATGAAAACTTTCCGGATGAAGAATGGATTGCAGAAGATTCTTTCTGTGCTAATCAAGGTTATGGTGGTAAGATAGACTTGTATTCTAAGTCTGGTATCTTTGTTGACTTTAAAACTAAAGACAATCTTAAAGGTAAAGACCCTGCTAAGTTAGTCTATGATGACCATGGTATGCAGTTATCTGCGTATGCCCAAGGCTGTAACATAGATAACCCACAAAGAGTTTCTATCTTTGTTGATAGAGAAGATACTGATTTAGTGGCATGTCATATCTGGGATACAGAGTCACATGAGAAACATAAACAAATGTTTAATAGTATCCTACAATTTTGGCAACTGGTAAAAAATTATGAATGGCAAGAAAGCTAAACTGATAAGAAGAAAAGCAGAGAACATGTTGATTGATTGGTTAAGAACCATGACACCTGATAGTGAAGACACATCTAAAATTAACAGGAAGAACTTACATGAGTTCTTACCAGAACAAACACATGTTTTTGGTATGGGTAGAATGTTACTAAGTGCTTATAGTCTACGATGGTTTACTAAGAAAATTAAACGTAATCCAAATGTAACATTAGAAGAGTTATTGAATGGCTAGAAAACCTAGAAAACCTAGACCTAAAAAAACAAACGTGCCTAAAGGTTATGATAGTTTATGGGAAGTTACTTTACATGAGACTGTCTTACAAAATTGGAAACATCATTTCGATACTATTGATTATATAGTACGACATAAATATGAACCTGATTTTGTAAAAGAAATAAAAGGTAAAACAATATTACTAGAAGCTAAAGGTAGATTCTGGGACTATGCAGAGTATAGTAAGTACATACATATACGAACAGCATTACCTAAGAATTATGAATTAGTATTTTTATTTCAGAAACCATTCTCTCCTATGCCACAAGCAAAGAAAAGAAAAGATGGTACAAAAAGAACCCATGCTGAATGGGCAGAGACAAACAACTTCACATGGTATAGTGAAGAAACATTACCGGAGGAATGGAAAAGTGAAACGTAAACTTAATTATAAATTTAAAGAAGATTTAATTATCGCTGATATAAAAAAACATATTGATGCTACGTACACTCAACACTATGCTAACGGTAAGTACCAAGCAACTGATATGATATTAGATGCTGGACATGGTGAAGGTTTCTGTCTTGGAAACATTATGAAGTACGCTATGAGGTATGGTAAGAAAGATGGTAAGAACTCAAATGACTTGCTAAAGATTATTCACTATGCTATAATAGCTTTATATATAACAGGAAACGAAGATGATAGAAGATAAGATAGGTAAGAAACCTTACTTAGGAATTTGTATAGATTATAATAAAGAGAAAACGTTTGATAAGTTTAGTCTAGATACTCTTAAGGACAGATACTTTTGGGATAAAGAGACCCATGCTCAAGAAGCTTTTGCAAGAGCTTCGGTATTTGGAGCAACGTACAAAGGAGAAACAGATTATGAATTGGCTCAAAGACTTTATAACTACAGTTCCGACTGTTGGTTTATGTTCAGTACTCCTATACTTAGTAACGGAGGAACAACTCGTGGGCTTCCTATCAGTTGTTTTCTTAATTACGTACCTGACAGCAGGGGTGGTCTCTCTGCTCATTACGATGAGAACATATGGTTGGCGAGTTCGGGTGGAGGCATCGGTGGATATTGGGGAGATGTTCGTAGTAATGGTATTTCTACTACTCATGGCTCTCGTTCTACTGGAAGCATTCCTTTCATGCATGTAGTTGATTCTCAAATGTTAGCCTTCAATCAAGGCACTACAAGGAGAGGAAGCTATGCAGCTTACATGGATATAAGTCATCCAGAGATTGAAGAGTTTGTAAACATGAGAAGAGAATCAGGTGGTGATATTAATAGGAAGTGTTTAAACCTTCACAATGGAATTAATATAACCAACTCATTTTTAGAAGCTGTTGAGAATGATGAAGACTGGAGATTGATTGACCCTAAAACTAATGAAGCTGTAAAGACAATCAACGCTAGAGATTTATGGTGGCAAATACTTTTTGCTAGAGCCGAGACAGGTGAGCCTTACATGATTAATATAGATACATGTAATGATGCTTTACCTAAAGAACAAAAAGATTTAGGATTAAGTATTAGACAAAGTAATCTATGTTCAGAAATAACTCTACCTACAAGTGAAGAACGCACAGCAGTATGTTGTTTGTCTTCAGTAAACTTGGAACACTTTGATAAGTGGTCAAAGGATGAATCTTTTATTAATGATTTAATTACAATGCTTGATAATGTTTTACAACACTATATAGATAATGCTGTAGACACATCACAACTAGGAGAATATAGTGCAAACTTCAAACGTTTTTCAAAATATATTAGAGAAGGTAAGGAAGGCTATACCAAATCAGCTTATTCAGCGTATAGGGAAAGGTCTCTTGGTCTTGGGGCGATGGGCTTCCACGCTTATCTTCAATCTAAAGGAATACCTTTTGAAGGTATATTCGCAACTGGCTTCAATCATAAAGCCTTTAGTTACATCAAAGGTGAAGCGACAAAAGCTTCTCAATACTTGGCAGAAGAAAGGGGTGAAGCTCCTGATATACATGGTTCAGGGCTTAGAAATGCTAATCTATTGGCTGTTGCTCCTAACGCTTCTTCCGGTATTATTTGTAGTGGGACTTCCCCTAGTATTGAGCCTTATAGGGCTAACGTCTATACGCACAAAACTTTGTCAGGTACTTACCAAGTTAAGAACAAATACTTAGAAAAACTTTTAAAGTCTAAAGGATTGAAAGCCACAGAACTTGAACAAGTTTGGAAAGATATTGCTGGTAGTGAAGGTTCGGTACAACATCTAGATATATTAGATGAGAAAGAAAAAGAACTATTTAAAACAGCAAATGAAATAAATCAAATATGGATTGTCGAACATGCACATATGAGACAAGAATTTATTTGTCAAAGTCAAAGTGTAAATTTATTTTTTACACTACCTAAGACTACGGATGACCAAGAGGTACATGATGAATACATGCAGTATGTAAATGATGTCCATTGGTATGGTATGCATAAACTTAAATCGCTATATTACTTTAGGTCTAATGCAGCTAGAAACGTAGAGAATGTTAATTTAAAAATCCCTCGTATTAAATTAGATGAAGAGGGATGTATTGCCTGTGAAGGCTAGGAAAAAGTTATGAGCTTATTATCAACAAGAGATTATTATAAACCGTTTGAGTATCCATGGATGTATGATTACTACAAACTACAAAACCAAATGCATTGGATGCCTGAGTCTGTACCTTTACATACAGATGTAAAAGATTGGCAAGACATTTCAGAAACAGAAAAGAATTTACTAACACAAATATTTAGATTGTTCACTCAGTCAGATGTAGATGTAGCTTCAGGATATATAGATAAGTATATGCCTATCTTTAAAAAACCAGAAGCAAGAATGATGATGAGTTCTTTTGCTAACATGGAATCAATACATCAAGATGCCTATAGTTTATTACTTGACACAGTTGGAATGCCTGAGTTAGAATATAAAGCATTCTCTGAGTATGAAGAAATGGCAGACAAGCATGATTATGTGGGAACGTTTAAACCACGTAAGAATGATAAGAGAACGATTGCAAAAACTTTAGCAGTTTATTCTGCATTTACAGAAGGACTACAATTATTTAGTAGCTTTGCAATCTTGTTAAACTTTCCTAGATTTGGAAAGATGAAAGGGATGGGACAGATTGTAACTTATTCTATACGTGATGAGTCAATGCACGTTGAAGCAATGACTAAATTATTTAGAGAGTTTATTCAAGAGAACATAGATATATGGACAGATGATTTCAAAGGCGAACTATATCAAATATGTAGAGAGATGGTTGCACTTGAAGATAAGTTTCTTGATTTAGTATTTGAGATGGGAGACTTACAGGGATTAACTAAGAAAGATATGTATGCTTATAATAGATACATAGCAGATAGAAGATTATTACAGCTTGGTCTTAAAACTAATTACGACCAGAAAGAGAATCCACTTGGATGGATAGATGAAGTCATGGGTGTTGAACATCAAAACTTCTTTGAAGGTAGAGCTACAACTTATATGAAAGCTGGACTCAGAGGAAAACAAGACCTAATGAACTTCGCAAACTTAAGGACAGTCAATGAATAATAAAACAGAAGCTAATCTTATTAGTTTCAAAGTTCTACTTACTAAAGATAACAAGATAGTAACTGAATTATCTCAGCTACCATTAGATAAAGTTGATGGGTGTTTTCCAGAACACGATAGAGTTTTAATAAAAACTTTACTCAGACGAGCAAAAGAGAAGCTTGACCCCATACATAGGTTTTTAGAACGTGAAACTGGGGTTTTATAAAAAAACGACCTCACACAATAGCCGTAGTTAAACGAACAGGATGTAAGTAATACCATTGGTCCAAAAACATCTAACGTTTAACCACGAGCTTCTATGTAGCTCTCATAGCATTTACCTATTTTAAGCTATTGTATAAATGTTTATTGGCTTTTCTTTGCCTTTTACATGGATAGAGTCTAACTTTTGGTACATCGTACCATTATAATTCTTAATAGTTTCTTCACCTATAACTAAATCCTTACCTACAGTCTTACAACTAGACTCTAAACGAGCTGCTAAATTTACAGCATCACCTATAGCTGTGTAATCAAACCTAGTATCGCTTCCCATATTACCTATCACAGCATCACCTGTATTTACACCGATACCTATATCAATATCTAAATCTGATTCTTTCATTTTAGTTTTTATTTCTAACGCTGCTAAGATTGCTTGATGTTCATGTTTCTTTAAATCCATAGGTGCATTAAATATAGCCATCATTGCATCGCCTATATATTTATCTACCATCCCACCATACTTTTTAACTGCATCAGCTTGGATAGTTAAAGCTTTGTTCATAATCTCTGTGACTTCTTCCGGTTCTAACTTCTCTGATAAACTTGTAAAGCCTCTGACATCTGTAAATAAAAAGGTACATCTTCTTCTTTCACCACCTAATTTTAAAAGCTCTGGATTATTCTGTAATCTTTTAACTTGTGCTGGGTCAAGGTAATGTTCAAATTGTTTTTTAATTTGTTGACGTAGTTTAAACTGTGTCCTAAAATTAAGATAGAATTGTTGAGTTGCAATAAGTGTCATACTTATCATACTCCATGTAACGTCTATCAAGTATCCAATAGAAATAAAGTAATATCCTAAGTATGCGATTGCAGACATTAAGATACCAAATGATATAACACCATAGGTCACACCAAGATAAGACAGGAGGAACGCTGTGAGTAAGCCTGAGATACATAATATAAATAGCTCAGTCAACAATCTAGTATCAGGAATATTAGGAGTATCCAGTAACATACTTTCAGATAGGGCTGCTTGAATCTTATGTGGTTCTAATAAACCTGTAGGTGTTGCAAGTTGTGGTGATATTCCTTTAGCTGTAAATCCTACGAACACAAACTTGTTAGCAACATTCATTTCTTGTATTGTAGTTTGTGGTGTATCAACCCAACTAATCCATTTACGACCAAGACTATCTGTAGGTATTGGATTTAATCCTCTTACTCTTATCATCTCAATACCATTTGGATTTGTTACAATCTGATATGTCTTACCTCCACCAAGTATCTTCAATACTTCTGTGCCAAAGGAAGCAACCCATCCTTCTGGTGTTTGTTGTAGTAAAGGTATTCTTCTTACAAGATTATCTACATCAACTGGAGCAGAGATAGCACCTTGACCTGCAGACTGTTTAAACGTTGTTATGTTCTCTATGAATCCTCCGGCTTTCGGTAAGTTTACATCTGGTCCTTTAATAACTGTACCATGTGTTGCAGGATATAAACCATTATCTAACTCTGGCATACCTATAACAGATGGAGAACTTTGTAAAGCTATAGAGAATGCATCATCTCCTCCTAGTCTATCCGGATGTGGAAATAACATGACCCATCCTACACCTAAAGCTCCTGCTTCTATTAATTGATTATGTATATCAGCTAATCTTTGTCTGGGTAAGGGGTATCCTCCCTCATCATTCAGGTCTTGTTCGGTAATGTTTAGTATAGAAAAATATCCAGTAGGTTCTGGAGTTTGTACGAAAGTATCAAAGGTCTTAAGCCTAAGTATTTCTAAAGGTACAGAGTTAAAAAGTAAAGGTACAAGTAAGAGTCCAAGTAAAGGTAAAGACCACTTCATATTAATTTCCTTGAGTTATTGTTATAGTAGAGTCACCCCCACCATTCACCACAATCTGTGTGCTCTTGCCATTCTGTATTAGTATGACAGTATATGAACCACTCTTGTCTAAATCTAATCTAACAGTATCTTCTAAAGCTTTATAAAAAGTTATAAGATTGTCTGTGGAAAAAGTATTGATTTGAGTTTCTTGGTCAAACCCAAATGATGTACCTTTTAAATCTATGTCTGTTTTTAATAGTGTGTTTGTATTATCTAATTCGTTTATGTCTTCAATAATATTTAGTAGGTCTTCTAAAAAATTTACATCAAGATAATTTATATCTAACTCTGTAAACTCTAACTCATCACCTGCTAAATAGTCCTGCTCTAAATCGTCAAAATCGAGATAATCAATATCAAGAACATTACTTGAACTACTACCTCCGTCTTGTCTTCCTGCAACTTCATTCTCCTTTGGTTTACTTACAATCAACATGTTATCAATTAACTCAAGTGTCAAGTCAAGGATAACTGGTTTAGTGGGTGCAGCTTCAAACATTGAAACTGTTGTAGCTTGGTAAGGCTTGTTAAGTACAACCTCTCCCATAGCTGTAGCAACTACAATCTCTCCACTAGGTAGACCTTCGTTGTCAGGTAATAAGATAACTAAACTGCGACCTAGTTCATCTACAGTCACAGTAAAATCAGTCCCACGAATACCTATCGTAGCACTTGGAGTTTTTATAAATATGTTTTGTTTATCTATAGTTGCTAGTTTTCCTGTGATAAATCTTGCAGTACCACTAGCAAACTGTAGAGCCATCTTAGATTTAGATGGGTCAGGGTCATATATAAACTCATCAATTATGAGTTCAGAATGTTCAGTCAATCTAACTTGACTATCATCTAGAAACGTAATGCCCACTCTCCCATTAGAAGTTTGGACATTATCGTAACTATTTATGTTGAAAGATAATGAAGCTTCGTAAGTATTGTCTCTTACAACTCTACCAAAACCTTTAAGTTCTGTAATGCTGCCTATATCAGCAACCGACTGCTGTTCCCCCATCGTTCTGGATGACACAAACAGTACCACTAGAACCAGTAGAAAGTATCTTAAGCCAATCATTATCCAATGTACTCTGTTGTTGTATGTTAAATGTTCTAGAACTTCCTGTCTGGTCTAAGTAAAAGTAACCACCTGCATAGCCTTGTCCATCAAAGCTAACCGTGTTTGAATCTCCATCAATATCCATATACGATGTACCACCATCATAATCAATATCAAAGTCAATCGTGTTACCTGAACCATTGATTATCCAATCAAGGTCTGTATTACTAGCCATAGCACTTGTCGCTAAGTCAAGCGTAAAAGTGTTAGTACTTCCAGTTACATCAACATTTAAGTTAGAACTATCTGCTCCGTATGTGTTTGTAGGGTCTACTTGAATTGTGAAACTATTACTGTCTCCATCAAACTCAAAGAAACCTGTCAAACTATCAGCAAGAATATCTCCTAAGAACTTATTAGTATCACCAATTTGATTGATGTCTAATGTCATACCAGTTCCATCTAAATCAAGAGGTGTTAAAGTACCGGCTACGGAATTTAAACCTCCAATAATATTAGCAGAACCGAGTTGCTCTAAATCAAGATTTGCTGTAGCACCAGATTGCTCAACGTATATTTCATTATCAGCAGCATAAATACCTAAAGATATTATAGCTACTAAACTTAATATTATTTTATTCATATTCCCAATAGCCTCTCTCTATTCCTATATTTATTATATTTAATACTCCTGTTTCTATTGCCTTTTGTAAAGCTATAGAGACAGATTCATTCTCAGCTACACCACCTTCTATTTCTACCAGCTCTGTTTGCTGCTCAATAAAACGAAATATATCCTGAGAAATACTTGTTGATAAAATGCTCTTGGTCACTAACGTTTCCATTAACACTTCACCAGTTGATACAGAAACTAATCGTAGTGATATTGTAACTGTATCTTCTCTGTATTGTTTACTGTTACCTATTCCTAAATAACGAGCACCCAATCCACCAGACTTTAGATTAGCCTCATATGAGACTACTCCACCCTGAACTAACAATCCTGCAAAGAGCAGGGGTTTTAATTTATTATCTTCTTCAAACTCTTTACGAGTACTTCTAATAAGTTGTCTTTCTTTTGTAAGGTCATCTAATCCTACACGTTCTACAACTCTAAAAAACTTACCATGTGCAGTATGTTTAAACGCCCTAATTAAAAATGCTTCGGGTGCTTGAGTAATAGCTGTACTAAATAATGCAAAGGTACTATTACTTCTACGCTGCCCTGTTAAATCTTTAAAACTATTTGGGTATATAGCTATCGTTGGCTGAACTTTTGCTGCTGGTAAATTTTGTAAAGTTTCTGATTGTAGCTCTAGGATATATGGAGACTGTATTTTTTTGTTAATACTAAGTCGTCATTCTCATTTAGAACAGCACAACTAGAAAGTAAAACTGCCAATAGGCAACTGAATAACCGTGACATTTCCATCTGCATCCGTAATTGTAAGTGTTATTATATCACCATCACTTGTGTAAGAAATGGTATTCCCTTCAAGTTCTATAGTACCTTCTGTACTAGGATTCTCCCCAAATAAATTCTCTACTAATTGTCTTGACAGTTGTGCATAAATACGAGACTCCAAGTTTCTTATAAATCTTGCAAGTGTTGTATTTTCTTTATCTCTTTTAATTTGTTCTTGTAAAGCTTTTAACTCTTCTTTAATAGTCATCTTACGATTGAACTCTTGGTTTTCTATTGTAAGATAATGTGAGCTAGTATTGTTACCATTGAAAGATGGTGACTTAAACTTGTGTATCATTTCATCTGCCATACTATTAACAGACCAAAACATAATTAACATAGACCAAAAGAATATGCAAAACTTGCAGTTTCTAATAGCCTTGTCGCTTTTAAATGTAGGTATTAATTTCATATTAAAATACTGTACTTATTAATAACATAGATACACCCATAAATCCTAACACACAAACCTGTATTATAGAAGCTATTGTAATTTGTTTCATAGGATGTACGTCTACAATTTTTTCTATCCAAGTTTCACTAGGAGCAAGATTTACCACTTGTAAAATTTTCTTGTTAGTCTTTTCGTTGGTCATCTCTATCTGCTTTCGCAATCTTATCTATCTCTATAAGGTTTGGTGTACCTAATAAAGTTTTAAGTAGAACATCCTGTCTAATACTTTGATTATCCATTGCTCTTACTCTGTCTATTAAACTAACTATGATACCATATTGACTATCTAGTTTAGTTGATACTCGTTCTTCCATCGTATCTAAACTTGCTTGTACTTTATCATCTAAAGTATCTAGCTTTGTTTCCATACCATCAATAATTCTGTTGATAAGTTTCCATATAAACAAACCTAACCCTAACGCTGCTGCGATTGGAAAGCCTACCTCGTTTATTAAACTTATAACTTCAGCCATTCTTTGTACCTAAAATAATCCCTACGTTCTGGACACCAATACCAGCCTTTAGGATGTGTTGTTTCTTCTTCTGTCTCTTCCTTCTTCTTGTCCTCGTACCAATGACTTCCACCGTCTTCCATTAGTCTTTGTTGGTGTTTGAAGCACCGAAGTAAAAGCTAATAACAGCACTAGCAAGACCACCAAGATAACCTAATACTAAGTTAATTAAAGCTTCTGAGTTCTGCTCTGGTGGTTGAAGGGTAACTAAAAATATATAACCCATGAATCCACCGACTACAGCTATACCCATAATACGAGCTGTCCAATCTTTACTAAATTTATTTCTAGCATCTTGACCATCAGCTACTTCTAATTTAAATACATCAACGTCAAGCTCTTTCATCTGTACTTCAAAATCATTCTCAGCTTTTTTAAGTTCTAGCATTTGTTCAGGAGTAGCTTCTGCTACAGCCTTCTCTATTGCCTTTGGATTGTTAGGACATCCTAAGACATCAGCTATCATATTAGCTGCCATGCCTCCCATTGGTCCACCTAATGCAGTTCCTAATGTAGGTGCAACAGCTCCAACTATGTTTTTTAATAATGCTTTCATTTCATACTCCTAATACCATATCTTGTAACTCTTTACTACGTCTACCAACTTGACCAAACCAACGACTGTCTTCCATTTGTACAGCCATTTCTTTCCAGTCATGTCTTCGACAAGCTCTTAACATATTTTTAAATTTGGCAAGTCTAGAACCACCAAGATTAAAACACATATTAACGATAACATGTTGTATGTCTTCTGGTAATCCATCCCAGTCTTCGTTTATTCCAAATACATGTTTCGCTTCTATGTAATGTTTTTTAAAATCTTCTTCGTAATACATATCTACAACTTCTTGTGATACTTTCGTTCCTACTTCCCAATCATATTCAGGGTCTTGAGGTTGACATAAATGTCCTATACCTAAAGTCTTATATCCTAAACTATCTTCATAAATCTCTAACACTTCTCCTTCGTGTCTTTTGATTTGTTCTTTGCATACATCTATGTTCATCCTAATAAATCCTCCATTTGGTCTGAATATGGTAAGCCTGTGTTAGGGTCTCTCCTATCAGCAGGGTCTTCTTTTGTATATGGTACTTTAAAATCTCCTTCAACTAATCCACCTGTAGAAAAAGTAGAAACTCTTAATGGAGGTTTAGGTTTACTTTCTTTTTGTTTGTTATTTTGGACTGTAGTAGGGTCTAAATTTCTAACTGCTTTCTTAATTTCTTTATATCCTTCTGGATTAGTAGTCTGAAGTAAACCAATAGCAGGTACTTTATCTAAAGCTACAGTTAATAATCCTTCATTTCTAGAAAGTAAATCAAGTATATCATTTACAGCCGGACCAGTAAAGTTTTTTGTTAAGGCAAAAATAAGATTGTTATATTCTACATCTTGACTAGCTCTATAAGATGATTCAACTGGTCCTAGCATACCTGTTCTGAAGGCTGCTTTTAACACTTCATTACTTAGACTGCTATCAAAAGGACCTTTAGTTTTTCCTTCTTCTATATCTTCTAGATTCTTACCACCAGTTCTTAATGTGTTACCAAACATAGCAATACTAATCATCGTTGCTGCACCCATAACAACACTTGGAGTAGAATGAATACTACCACTTCTTATATCCTTAGTTACTTCTCTTACTGCATTTTTTACTACGGTATTACTAAATGCTGTAGGGAATCCCATTAAACCAAAAGCCCATCTTGTTGAAGGCATAGAATGCCATAGTGGTTTTTGATTAGCTGCAGCAGTAGGATTCATAATAACTTCGTCTACATATCGTGCAGCACTAGGTAAAAAAGTTTCATCATAAAATTTACTTGAAGGTTTTCCTCCAGCCAATACCCACTTTTTACCATCATTAACATTTACTCCTAGTTCTTTTAATTCATTTTCTAAACGTAAAGTTTTCTTTGCATTCAATCTTTTATTAGTAGCTAGTTCAAATAAATTGTCATACATTTTAGATTTTGCTACATTAAAACTTGTTAGCTGCACAAATCGTGTCCAATCATGTAATAAATTTATTTTAAAAAATTTGTTTTGTGCTTGAGTAGCTCTTCTTCCAAACCCTTGTCCATACATAGCAAGTGACCTATCTTCTCCAGCTCTGTCAAGTGCTCTATTAAATCTATTTAATTCTTTTAAAGATTCAGGTCTATTATCAGCAAGGTCTTTTTTAACAACATCATTCCACCACATTTTACGATATTTATTTCCAGACTCAAATAACAATCGTATACCACCATCACCTAAGTTATCTTCGCCTTTTCCTTTTTGTAAAAACTTTTTACCTGCTCCTCTAACTAAAGGTACAGCAACTTCTGATAAACTTGTTATGGTTGCTAACGGTAAAAGTGCTAATTGATTTCCAACAATAGCTACATCAGCTAGTGCTCGTAGTGCAGCATTATCAATACCAGCAACTTGACCAGTTGTAACTAGATAAATATTTTCTAAAGTTTTAATTTCTTTTGAAGTTAATTCATTACCTTTCTTTTGTAAATCTCTAGAAATAGGAACAATAAATCGTTCACCAAATTCGTTTAAGTCTTCACCTAAATGTATTTTTCTTTGAACATAACCACCGGCTTGTTGTATATAATCATGTATTAAATTTTCTACATTATTATCCAAATAATTACTAATTTTTGTTTCATCTATATTAGTTAATTTTCTTTCTTTTGTCATTTTTGGAACTGATTTAGAATAACCAACTTGTCTAGCTTGTCCTCTTCCTAACGTGACTAATTCAGTATAACTTTTACCAACCATAGATGTAGGATTAATAATATCTTCTAGAACATCTCTTACTTCTTGATTTGTTTTAAATCCTTCAGCTCGTTTTAATTCTTTAACTAAATCTCCTTCAATATTCTTATCTAAATTTTTAATTTCTTGTTTAACAGCATTATAGTCAAAGCCTCTAGGTAAATAATTTTTTACAAATCCTAAATCTAATCCAGCATCTACTCCATCTTTCCTAATTTTACTAACTATGCTTCTAATTTGACTACCGGCTAATGCTATTTCGTTTGTTGTTTTTTCAGTCATGTTAAAAGCTTTTTCTAAGGAAACTCTTTTACCATCAACATCAACTGTTTTTCTACCTGTCCTTAAATAATAAGCTAATGCATCGTTTGTTTCATCAGCAATTCTTTGGTATTCTAATCGTGTTTGTTTGACACCAGCAGTCTTACCTCGTTTACTAAATGGAATTTTAAAGAATGCATCTCGTGAACCAATTTGAGGTATAGTAACTGTTCCTCTATCTTTTAAACCATTAACAATATCTTGAAACTCATCTCTAAATTTACCATTATATGTATTAACATCTTCATAAAAAGAACGTTTAGATACTTCTTGTGCTACATCATAATCTTTACCTGACACACTCCTACCAGTATCATATCTAAATTTTTTAATAAGAGCCTCTAACTGCTTGTTTTCTTTCATTATCCGTACAAAACGTGCAGTTGGTTTTTGAATAAACGCACCTAATCTAGATACTTTTGGAGTAACTGCTTCAATGACATCATCTGACATTTGTATAGTTTTATCTATAATGTCACCTTTATAGTCTTCTCCACCATCAATTCTAGCTTGTCTACGTGAATCCATTGACTTATTAAACTTAGAAATACTAGCACCAGCA